GTATAACGAATGCATCCGGTAATTTCGGAATTACAAATGGTGGTGGATTAACTGGTTCACAACAAGCGTATTATAGTCTTTCTGGAATCGGTCGCTTTGGATCACAAACCGAAGGTGGGTATATTATATTTGACGGTTATCATACGGATTATGCATCCAATCAATCACAAAATGCTCCTTATCCAAATCATCAGGGTGGCTATTTGATGGGTGGTAAAGGTTTTGAAGGCAACACCGCTAATGCTGTGGGCGGCGGTGGCGGCGGCGGATATTATGGCGGCGCGGGCGGTCTTGGTCGCGAAGGTGGCGGCGGTTCTGGATATATTGATCCTTCTGCAAATATTGGAGCAACGTTAACTGGCCCCTTCATACAAGATGCTGATTATCCCGGAGGTGGTGTTTCATTGGGCGGTAATGGTACAGGCGGAAACCAAAGCATACCCGGAAGTTGTGGTGGTAATGGATTTGCTGTTTTAAAACTATACAACAATGTTTTTGTTCCTAATAATGCATCAGTATCTTCACCCAAAGTTGTTTTATCTACTAGAAAAGTTATAGATAATTATTCTGGATATTGTATGCAAATTATGAGAATATCCGATAATGCGACTATGGATATCGGTTTTTCATCAAATATACTTGATGTATCATCGATTGCTTCTTTCTGTGGAACAAGCGATGGCGTCGTAAATATATGGTATGATCAATCGGGCAATGGTTTAAATGCGACTTACGCGCATCGTAATAACGGTTTTAGTCAATATACACAAAGACCAATAATTTATACAGGTGGATCAATAATCACAACCAATGGGCTACCTTCTATAAGATTTTCTACAAATAATCAAACGGCTATGCAAATAAATTATTCATTATTTACTGGAGCATTTACTTTTAGTTCTACAGTAAAAATGAATTCTATTGGAAGCCAAATGGCGCTGGCTTTGACAGAAATGAACAATCCCAGATCAGTTGGAATATTTTTCAATAGTTCTGGAAATCCACAAATATTTTCAGATAATAGTTCAGCGGATTCTACATATGCTATGGGAACATTGGCTCCAAGTATAATTTCATTTACTTCTAATCATGGCATTGAAGCAATTGGCGGAAATATAAGCGCGTCTACAAATTTCAATGGTTCTCCATATCCTAATTTAAATATAACAATTGGAAATACTGGAGGAAGTTATCCAGTTTCTAATGTGAGCTATATTGGTGCTTTTATTAATGATAATGCGTATCCACACGATTTATATTATCTAGATGCGAATGTGTCTGAAATAGTATATTGGGATGGGCCATTGAGTTCAGCCGATTTGACTGCCTACAAAAATAAGGTTCAATTAGATTTTAATATCTAATATTGTTCCAATGTAATTAACACTAGAAGGAGTTTGTTTCACTGCAATTAATGAAATTGGATTGACAATAGTAATACCATTCGGAGGATTCTGATTATAAATCTCCTCCGAATTGGATACGCGGATTATGCTATTATTGTAAATTGGTGATATATTGGGTATTTCCATCACACATCATACCAATCAGAATCATTTCCCGAGGGCGTATTGAGAAATACAAATACGCAGGCGATCAAAATTGCCATTATCCACATTATCATCTCCTTAAATTTAAACTATCATCTCATAATTTTGTTTTTTGTCAAGCAGTATGATAGAATAAAAACCTATGATAAATATTACAGTAAATAGAGATATATTATGTCAGATAAAAAGCCCGACGAAAATACCAGTGTTAAAGTTGTAAGCCAACTTATTATTAGAGATAAGGATACAAAACAAGTACTGGTTAGTAAGCAGGAAAATTCAAGTCAGATAAAGAAATTAGGAACTAATGATGAACGAAAAACTGAGCAGTAAGTTTCAAGGGCACATTCTTATCAAAGATAAGGATACCGGAGAAGTATTGATCGATAAGATGAATTCCATCAATTTCGAGAACATGAGCGAAGCCATTGCGCTTAGTCTTTCAGATCGTCCTACTGGCCGCATATTTGAAATGGTTTTCGGTAATGGTGCATCAACTGTTTCGGGTATTGGTGCAGTAACATATTTTCCTCCAAATGTTACTGGACAAACTGCACAATTATATAATCAAACATATCGCAAAGTTGTAGATAATCTTTCTCCTTTGAATGTTAATACTACCGATAATTATATTTTGGTTCAACACACTCAAGGCATGACTTATACCGATATAGTTATTAATTGTACTCTGGAAAAATCCGAACCTTCTGGTCAAGATGCTTTTGATAATACAACAAATACAAATGGAACTTTTGTATTTGATGAATTGGGATTAAAAACTTTTAGCCCAATCACAGGAAATGGCAAATTAATTACACATGTCATATTTCACCCAGTTCAAAAATCTCTAAACCGAGTTATTGAAATAGTTTATACCATTCGTATTTTTATGAGCTAAAATTCATGAATGAAATTGAAAAAATGTGCCGAGACCATTTTAATCAACCAGTATTGATGATGGATAAGACCGTGAGATTGATTGGTTATGCCGAAGATGAAATGGATTGCTATTTGATAGTTAAAGATTGTCAACTTGGAGAGTATTGGCATACGGCTGTTGGTGGATATATATTTCTTGATAAACTAAAAGAACAAAACTTAGTTGTTGCCAGTACGGGTGAAAATTGGGACGATTTTTATAGAATAGACAACTTCCTTGAACTCAATGGTGCGTCTAAAGAAAAAGACTTTAAAGTTGTAAAGAATTATCATCAATAAAATATACTATTATATTAGCATAAATATTAGAAATATTTGTGGAAACTCATAATGTCATCTTACACTATCACCTCATACGACGGCAATTTTACCATACAACCAGATACGATAGATACGTCGAATACCGCACTAATTTTGCCCGGTAAAGATTGGAGTGGTTGGGGTGAAGCATATTCAAATAATTTCACACATCTTTTGGAAAATTTTGCATTAGGTGAACCTTCCGTAAAAAGAACGGGCCAACTCTGGTATAATCCTTCAACCAAGACATTAAATATCTGGAATAAAGTAGATAATACTTGGGTATCAACTAATAAATTATCCAATCCAATCCATATAAACTTATCTGGACCTGTAACTGGTAGCACGACGAACGATGGCATTAGTGATATCAATATAACAACCACATTGACGCCTACTGGAGTCGTTGCTGGAAATTATTTGTCTGCAAATATCACAGTAGGCGCTGATGGTAGAATTTTATCTGCTGGCAACGGAGTCGCTGGTTCACCGAGTTTTCATCCAGTTAATTCATTTAATTCAAGAACTGGCGATGTTACACTAACTTCTTCGGATGTTACGGGCGCATTGACTTACGACCCAAATACTACTTTTTTGAAAACTGTTACATACTCGGATGTTACTACAGCATTGAATTATGTCCCAGCCAATGATGCACTAACTTTTCATAAAACTGGTGATCAAATGTATGGGGACATTAACATGTCATCTCATCGAGTTTTAAATCTTCCCCAACCATCTTCTACAATATCAACCGAAGCTGCAAGAATGGTTGACGTAACCAATGCAGTGAATACTAAAACACAAAGAGTATTCAATGGCAGTGGCGAAACAAGCTATAATGTTACTGTATCCTCTAACCCACCATCTGGCGGCAATGATGGAGATGTTTGGTATAGGTATTAATAATGGCTATTGAAACTTGGCTTCGTTCTAATGGATCATGGCGCAAAGCGCGAAATGTTTATATAAATCAATCGGGCAATTGGATTGAAGCCAAAGAAGTATGGACTAAACAATCGGGTTCTTGGCAAAAAGTTTTTGAGAAATTTTTTGAATTTACCGACACGGCATCAGGAACAAATTATAATCTTTACAATTCTGTAGTAGCCACTAATAACTGGGATGGTACGTTTCCGGTAATGGCTAACATTACCGTATCCGGTATATTAGGCTCGGCATCGAGCAATGCTTGGGATTGGCAAGGATATTTAAACTTATATTCGGATGTCAATTCTGCTGCAATTTCATGGTCGGGCGGTCGCCCATCTCATACAGTTATTTCATATGCAAAATATCATTATTATACGCATGGAATATACGAGGGTAGAACATTACCTATGATCTCATGCCTTCCGGCATTTGATACGGGAATATTACCAGCCGGATCAATAGTCAATTTAACTATACCCGCAGGGGCCTATATAGTGGGCGCTGGTGGCATCGGGGGTTATGGCGGCATGTACACCGATCATGGCGGTTCTACCCCATACACGCCCTCCACGGGCGGTTCACCGGGTGGTACAGCAATCATGGCTCGTACCACAACGGTAATAGTCAATAATGGTATTATTGGAGGCGGAGGCGGCGGCGGTGGCGGCGGGGCTGGTGCCGGTGGTAGCCAAGCATACGACGATCCGGGTGGAGCAGGCGGTGGTGGTGCTGGATATATAGCGGGTGTCCAAGGAGGGTCATATCGTGGTGGTTCATATATTGGCCAGAATGGTACTTTAACTATCGGTGGTTCTGGCGGAACTTTATCATATCAAGGATCGGGTGAATGGGCAGGCGCATCGGCGGGTGGACTTGGTGGATCATTGGGTCAAGCAGGTAGCGCATCTGCCGCATCGGGAGGAGGTTCGGGCTTTCCCGGTGGAATAGCAGGACCAGCAATATCTGGTTCCTCCAATGTAACTTTTCAAGTATATGGAACAGTGCTGGGTGCCCTATCGTAAGCCAAATATATTTTTGTCTTTTTTTAATGGCGCATTGTTCTTTATGCTCGTCATCTCTTCATTAATATTTCTTTTTATCGTAGTAGCATTGTATTGTTCTTCATTAATGTGCGGAAAATTGTTCCAACCATTTGAAATAGTTTTAAAATAAAAACTAATATAAATAGACATATGAGTTACACATCTTCCGGTTACGAAATTAATTTGAGCGATGGCGCAGTATTGAATGCGTCAGCCGATCCATCAACTTCCTTAATTTTGGATTTCGATGGTTCTGATCCAACAAATTTATCGGATTCATCGAAAACATCTTTGAATTTAGTCCGTCGCGGTTCTAGACAATATTCTGATATTGTCGCCACAGACATGGTACATCTTCTTGAAAATTTTTCGAGTTCTTCTCAACCTAATAATCCTTTAAATGGTCAACTATGGTTTGATAAATCGAGCAACATTATTAGAGTTTATGATAATAGTTCGGCATTTAACAAAATAACTGCGGGAACAGCGGAACAATTATTGAATGCGGTATCTTTCTCGGCGGCTGGAGCCGATGTTTCTCCTGCCCTATCATCACCAACAACACTAAACGGTGGAGCAACAGTTAATATTCCTGTCAATTTATCACCGACCGGTGTCGCTCCCGGAACATATCCAAAAGTGCAAGTTGATTCCAAAGGTAGAGTTCTTAATGGAATGATTCTAAATGCGCAAGATATTCAAACAGCTTTGGGTTTTCTACCAACACCGAGTTCTGGATCAGTGAGTAGCGTAGGAATAAGCACCTCAACGTTGCGAGTATCTGGCAGTCCAATTACAAATAATGGCACTATATCAGTTGATTTACCATCGATTGTTTCTTCTGCAACTTATGAAAAAGTATTTGTAGACCAATATGGCAGAGTAACCAGCGGTAGTAATCTATCAAATGGCGATATCGTGGGTATACTTGGATATCAACCAGTGCAGAGTATTAATTCTTCAACTCTATCCGTGACTGCTGGACAAAATTCTTCTATAAATCTTCCTGTCATCGGAACAGGAACTGGTTCTGGGACTGTAAACAAAGTTTCTGTTGATCAATATGGTCGTATCACGGGCGGTTCTAATTTAACACAAGCTGATTTATTAGCCATCTTAGGTTTTACACCAAGTAATAGTAAGTTTGTTTATAATCAACCACTTAGTGGTCTTTCAAGTGGGTCTGGTACTTATGGATATCGTTGGACTAATGATGGATTCTTAGACTTTTGGGGACATATAACTGGTGTAAGTTTGGGTCAATCAACATATAATATTCCACTACCTATAAGTTTTGATACAGCACCATTTGGTGTAACTTTCCAAGATATACAACCAGCGGGGGCTGGTACTTCATCGAATTGGATAAATTCATATTCATTGAATACAAATTCCATGCAAGTATGGATTCAACGCGGCGCAGGCGCAGGCGCAGGAGTTGCCGGATTATATTTCAGAGTTTGGGGACTAAAAGCAACTCAACCATAATCATGGATATAATGATTTAATGGCATTGGTAATAGTTTGATAATTTTGAGGATGAACTCCATCTGGCCCAACAGGATAATCGCTCAAATTTATAGTTTTATCTCCATTTTGTGAAGCAAGTTGCTGTATAACAGTATTAGCTGTTCCATTTTTTCTACTTAATACCCAGACTACTTTACTATTGCTGGAAATACAACTTCTATATTGTGTATATAAATTTTGTGCATTGGAATTAGAAATTCCAATATCATTACTTCCTATACTAATAATCACATATGTAGTAGTAATAGGAGATACTGCTTTCGCTTTTGATAAAGCTTTTTGAATTGTGTCGCCAACCGCAGCAATAACTTGTGTTGGTTTCAATACGCCCGCTATTCCTAATCCAATACTATCACCTATTACCGCAGTATTGTTTCCACTTAATGATGCAGTTGTCGTTGTAGTAGAAACTGCGCCAGAAGAGTTGCCCATGGCCTGCAATACCCATGCTGCATATTGAACTCTTTGCTGTGCATTGCCGGGTGGGCGTGGTCTTTCAAATTCGGCCATAACATAAATTGCACAACCTTCTAAATTGGAAGTATCAAAGTTTCCTCTCCAAACACCGCTCGTTATGTATACTGGTCCATTTTTCTTTAATCCAATAATTACTTGCTTTTTATAGCTATCCAATTCGACCAATAAGAAATTTATATTTGCCTCATCGCTTTGAGGTGAAAGCCCTTTGGCAGAACAATAACTTAAAAACTTTGTCAATCTATCGGGATTTGTCCATTGCGCTAAGCCATAACCAATTCTGGTTGAACTCGCGGGTGGTGGAGTTGGTGATCGCGTTCCTTCAGTAATCGCTTGTAAAGTTGATTCTGCCCATAAATTTCCAACAAATCCACATGCTTGATAATCTGTAAGACCGTATTTTTGCATAAGAATTTTTGCAATTTTTACTCCTCTATCCGCAATAACTTTTTTGGCATTTCCTTTTGGCATAGCATCAATGCCGATAGGAGTTCCAACACTGGAAAAATCGGGAGCAGGGTTAGTTGATCTTGAAAGTCCTCTACGTATATCTGATAGTGACGGAAATTCGTCTTGGCTTGGAGAATTGACTGGAGAATTTCCTTTTGATGGATGAGCGGCAAATGGCTCATGCGTTGGCAATCTCCGGACAATGGTATTTCGAGTTGTTTTTGTATATCCGTGTGGCGTTCCTTTAATATCAGGCAACGTTAGTGGCGGCTGAATTTCTAAATCTATCGTAGTTGGTGATGGCGCGGCGGTCGAAGAGTTATCATATATGGCCGCTGCCGATCTAATATTTTTTCCTCCAGATGCCGAAGTTATATCTCCACTAGCTCCCAATTGTAAATTACCAGAAGCAGCTATGGCAATATTATCTCCAGTAGCAATACTAAATCCACCACCAAGATCGAGGGCAAAATCACTATTTCCTGCTATACTAATTTGGTTCTGTGCTTGAAATGATAGATTTCCGCCTGAACGAAAATTCATGTTTCCTTCGGATTCAATATTCAACGAAGCGTCAGAATGAATATTAATTGAACCTTCGGAACGGAGACTTATACTTCCTGCGCTATATACATCAATTCCAGTGTCCGACACCTCTAGCCAAGAATTACCATTTTTTGAATTAATATAAACAAACCCGGTTGTTTCATTAATTAAAACTTGAGCGCCACTTTTGGTTCTAAGGCGAATATACTCATTTGTTGGATTATCATCAGCATAAATCTGTTGTCCACTCGGAGTTAAAAATCCATAAACTTTTGATTGTGGTTCTCTTCTTGCTGAAGCAGAAGATGGTCCTCGTTCGGAATCAGAATAAAGACCTTGATTGGTTAAGCCAGTATCAAGCGGAGTGAATACTGGTCTTTTTGGATTATTTGGATTTTCTTCACTCCACTTATTATATTCTACTACCGGTGGATAACTTACACCATCCCGTAATTGGTTTTCTGGTGGCTCTGTTGGAATATCTGTCGCTATTCCCGGAATCATATGATTCATATTTTGTTGCCAAATACACGCGAACCAATATCCTTTTCCGATATCCCCATTTACAAAACAGACAAGAACTTGATTTTCCAAATCTGGCGGCTGCATCCAAAACCCATATGATTGTTGGCTACCAGACATGACTGTACTATTTTGAACAAGATTGCTAACCGGCGTTACTCCTGCAAATGGGCTTGCATATCTAACTATAATCCAATTTTTAGGATCATTGGATTCTCCTCCTGATATTTCAGGAATCCAAACACCAAGTCGCCCCATTCTTTGAGATTCATCATATTGTTTCACGACCCCAATATAGATGTTAGCATCCCTTATATGGCCTAATGTGCTATCCGTTCTATATTGGCGAGGAGTATTATTAAGTTTCATAGTAGTATGTTATCCTATTGCGAAATATTAAATAATTTATTATTTCTTATTACTATGCGAAGTACTATCACTTTGATTCACTTTGGTAACATCCGCAGAAATGTTGTCTCCAGCTTTCATTTTGGGTGCTATTCTGGCCAAATCTATCTTTATACCTTGCAATGTTTGTTTAAATTGCCCATCAATAAACGAATTTTTCACATTGATAACTCTATATATTCCCGTAAAAACATCATCTCTTCTAATTAAAGGTACACCAGATACCGGATCAATTTTATAAGGAAATTTGAAGATTAAACTCATAGCACAATCTCCATCTGTTCCATCTGCGATCAAATCTTTTGACGACGGTATTAATGCTCCATTATGGAAAGCAGTTTTTTCTAAACTTGACCTTCCAAGCCAATACGGGTCTCCTCGAATATCCAAACTGACTGAAGTCAACGCTTGAACTAATGGTTGATGGAGTTGGTTAAATAATGCACCAACCAAACTTGCGCCCTTGTGCCAAGGTCCAACAAATCCAGTCCCCGATGCTTGAACCGATTCGTTATTCTGCTCAACATATGTTATTTTAAAAGGATTATCTCCGGGCATCAAATCTTCGGCAAATATGCTCAAATTTGCTCGTTGATGTAGTTGATTTATTTGTGCTTTCCGTGCCGCCAAACTAGCAGTCCTAGATTCTTTAACTGGCTTTTCGAGCCGACTCACCACATCTTTTGCTATAGAAACTTGTTTTTGTGCATCTCTTCGTTGTTTGTCTGTAACTGAAGTATCCGAGGATGGTGCAGTCGCAATACTTGTATAAGTATCAAGTGTTTGGTTGGCCGCATATAATAGTTTAGATTTTTGTTTTATAGTAAGTTTGCTTGGATTAGATTTTAATTCATTATATGCCGCTTCTATAGCACTATTGGCGTTTTGATTATTATTTGGATTATATGACGCATGAGTAGAATATGCTCTAACGTCCGCATTCCATCCAGTAAATTTTGGTAGAATAGCATTGAATGCAAAATTGAAATCTAAATCGAATCTAATGACTTCGGTATTTAATCCAGTAAATCTATGTTCATATTTCTTTTTAAGAAACCCTCGATTTAATAAATCGCTAACCATATCATATGAAACCTTTGGGTCCGCATTATGATTTTCATCTTGTTCCGGAGTTAAATTTGTTGTGAAGTTTCTATATCCATATATGTGATATGTTATATCTTTCATATATTGGCCAGTAATTTCATCATAACCCGTAATAATAACTTCTGGCTCAACTATAGGTACTATCGGAATTCTATATTTTTTTCCATTATATGTTGCGGATGTACTATCTCTGGTTTCTGATTTACTATCTTCTAAAACTCCCGGCTGATTAACATCTAATATCAACTTCTGAGCTTCATCACAATGCGCATACAAGTAACCAATAATATCTGGTATTCTTACGCCTTTTCCAATTGTCCCCGCACTGTGACCAGTAGTAGGGCCAGAACCACCCCTTCCATTTTGTGTAGTTGTGACTTGAGATTTCAAAGATAAGCCATCCATAGGATCATCTTCTGATGGAACTATAACAAAAGTATTGGGGTCTTTATTAACATCTTTAATAGGATGTATCTGAAAATTAAATTTGTATAATTCTCCAGCGTAACGATCACTCCATGCTTTTGTTAAATTGGTAGCTAAATTATCGCAAAATTCCTTAATAGTTCCACCGGATACATTTATTGTATCTGGCACACATCCGCATTGGCCATCATCAAAACCCTCCATTGCTTGAGGAATCATATCTATATTATATGTCGCTCCCCCCTCATCCATATGCATTTCCATATTGGTGATTTTAACACGATAGACCCAGCGTCCCCCATTCTGCAACCGCATAGATTCTGCAACTGCATTTGGTATCACATTGCCGTGTTCATCATATCCAGTAAACGTCAATTCAATGAAATACCACATTTTTAAAAAATTTTGCACATCTAGAGATATAGCAGCAGATAGAATGCTTTCCATTAAGCTTGTGCCCAAAGGTTCTACTATTGTCATTCTCATATTTTTTATTTCACCAGCACCTCTATTATCGTAATTTGGTCCTAAAATATTCTCGATTTCTACTTCTTTAATATTAAAACCAGTAGTTACGCCAGATTCTGCAATAATTACTTTTGGTAAACTATCCAATATTTTGTGCAAATTGTTTAAGTCTGGTTGCTTGCCAGCACTAACAACTAAATCTTCTTCTGATGTCAAATAAAATTTAAAATGATAGGCGTAATTATATAAACTACTCAAAGAATTAGGAAAATAATTACTTTCATTTTCAATTAATTGGGCCAATTGTTCATTTGTTATCTCTTGAACAACCGCTGATGTTGAAGCTGATGCTGGATTTAATACCTTAGCGTTTGTGATTCCGTTGGATTTATTTGCATTATCGCGTCCACCTAATTGTGATGCGTTATTCGATGTTGGACTTTGCTGTAAAACTGGAGTATTTGCAGTCCAAGTTGCACTCGCCCCGCCACCCCCAAATGATCCTCCACCACCAACTATATTAGTTGGTGCTGGAATAAAGCCACCCTTACCATTACCCGTAATATTCTGAGCTACGGGTAATGGTGTAACGTCTGATGGTTTAAGATTTGCCGGATTCCAATTGCCTCTATTTACCATAATTATGACCCTAATATTTTCTTTAAAGTATCCAATGATGGTGCGGAAATAGTTATTCCAGAAACCATATCCCATATCGGATCAGTCAATAAATCTCGATTTCTAACTGCAAAAATCCACCAATATGCTGGCGTTCCATAAAGATCATAACTCAATGTATCCGGTCTATTTTCATATTTTTTAGTGATTGTTATGGACTGGTCATCATTTGATGGTGGTATGTCTCTATATACAAAATTTCCAATATACCAACTGGATTGTAATGTTGCAGAATATGGCGAAGATGACGGATAATTTATTTTAGACATTTAAATCCACCCTGTACCTTTTTTAGAATCTAGCATTAATTGACCAGTTCTAAATTTTTCTAAATCAAATACAGTTCTCATTCTATTCGGAGTTTGCTGAACTTTTAATTCTGCCTGAATAGAAAATATAACTGGTAACCTAGCAGTCCCGCCCGAACTATTTGAAGATACTGGAGGAGCATTTTTATTTGTAAAATTTAATCCATAAGAAGCCGCATTCACCATTACAGTATCGGTGTGATCATCGAACGAATATGTGTGCGATTTTACAATAACTGGCAAATTATCAAACATATAATCGCCATACCCGGAGAATATCAATATAGGAGGAGGCAGTCCTCTATTGGGGTCGTTTTGTCCAAAATGCATTTTACTAACTGTTCTGAAAAAATGAAGTGCTGCTAAAGCATAGCGCCCTTCTCTTTGATTTTGAATAGTAAATTTTGCTGTCAAACTAATTGTGACACTAGGAGTTCTTATATAATGATCAATGTCTTCATTTGCATGAACTAAAGAAGTAGTTCCATATTCAGTTGCATGTGTTACGCTGATCTGTGGTGTATATGGAAAAATCAAACCATTGGTGCCGCCAGCTATAGGATTTATGATAGTCAATAATCCACTGGTTCCATAAATCTGTGATTCTTGCCCCGCCATAGCTCGTAATCTTATTCTAGTATCTGTATCAGATGGCACGCTTCCAGATATTTTGGATTTTGGAGTTGTAATACTACTGGTACTACTAGATATAGAGTCTAAATTTATTTGTTTTAGCGTAGTACTATTAATAGTAGATGGTAATATTTGAGTATTATCTAGTGTCGTAACTGTATTAGCATTTGGTAATATTACAGACATACTCAATTGAATTTGAGATTGTAACGAACTTATTTGATCTTGAAGAATAACTTGCTGTTGATTATAATCTGTAGTTACTGAATCTGGAACTGTTTGTCCATTTTTTTTATAATTCTGTAGTTTGTTATTATATTGTGTTGTCAGCGCACTAAGTTGCTGCTGTAATGCCACAAGTTGATTTTGTAAATCCGCCGTAGTCGGCGTCCCAGCCCCCGCGTTATAATCCGCCATTAAACTCCCATCATATTTCGTATTTCTACGAAAATATTATTATTGATTTTTTCATTAGTGGAAGCAGAAAATTCGCAGAAAGACTTCCAATCATTATTCCACGCAGCTTCTCTCGCTTTTGATGCACTTACGTCTTCATCTAATCTTTCAATTTTCTTTATTTCCAAAGATTTGAGATTGATTTCTGTTCCAATATATGAGGTCAATGAATTTGAGAAACTTTCATAGCGATCAGCCCCACAATAAAAAATAGCTTCGTCGTAACCATCATTTTCTATGTCTGCAATCGCTGAAAAAATAGTTTGGGCCAAACGAACTTCTATTTTTGGAAAAATAGTTTGAACAACGGAAAGTTTATTTTCCGGAGACAAAGGATTTCTTTTTGAATCTTGTGTTTTGGATAAATATAGTCGCGCCGAAGCGTTCTGCTTAGATGCTTCCAAGCAAAGTTGATCGACCAATTTCCGATGGCCAGAAGTTGGCGGATTAATTCTTCCAAAACTGAAAACAATTTTCATTATATCCATACTCATATTTAGGGCAGTTATTAAGTCCTATCTTTATAGTAATGTTTTTTTAAAAAATAATCAAGGTATATTAATT